ATGAAAACCGACGGATTAAAAAAATTAATTAAAGAAGCTGTACGAGAGGCAATCCAAGAGGAATTAAAAGACATTCTTTTGGAAGCAGTTCGCACTCCAAAACAAGTAGTTAGAGAATCATTTTCTCCAACAACAGTATCAACTCCAACTCCTACTTTTACTCCACCAACAATGGATACAAGAAAGGCATATGCTGATGTGATGAATGAAACTATGATGAGTTTTACATCAAAAGATGCTCAAGTTCCATTTAGACCACAAGTAAGTGATCCTGTAAATGGTAATTTAGGTGCTGGTGAAGTAGGAATGGATCAAATCATGAATTTATTAAATAGTAAATAATGCCTTTTAATCCCCAACAGATTAACCCCGTTGATTTAAACCCAAATGTTGCGGTTGGGGTAAATTTACCTTTTAGTGGTCCTGCTGTTTTTGTTTCAAATTTTTTGACAGCACAAGCTATTAAAAATAATCTTATTAACTATTTTTTAACCAATCCTGGAGAAATTCCTTTAAATCCAACATTTGGAGGTGGTTTAAGAGCATTTATATTTGAACAAATAGCTGAAGGAACATTAGCTGGCTTAGAACAAACTATAAACTCCAGTATTCAAAACGTATTTCCTAACGTTATAGTTGACTCAATAGATATCCTTAGAAATGATGATAATAATGAAGTTACTATCAAATTAAAATATTCTATTGCTAATTCTAACGTAAACGATAATTTAACTCTCCAATTCTAAAATGGCTACAACAAATAGAGACATAAAATATATTAACCGTGATTTTGAATCTTTTAGAGCACGTTTAATTGAATATGCTAGAACATATTTCCCTCAAACATATACCGATTTTTCTCCTACATCACCAGGAATGATGTTTATGGAACAAACATCTTATGTTGGGGATGTTTTAAGTTTTTATTTAGATAACCAATTTCAAGAAACATTTGTTCAATACGCTCAACAAACAAATAATGTATTTGAGTTAGCATATATGTTTGGTTATAAACCAAAAACAACAGGTGTAGCTCAAACTGTAGTTGATGTTTATCAACAATTACCTTCCATTAATGATGGTACAGGTAATTATGTGCCTGATTATTCATATACTATTACTGTTCCTGAAAATACTACTGTAACATCCCAAAATGGAACTACATTTCTAATCCAAGATAAAATAGATTTTTCAGCTTCTAGTTCTCAAGACCCTACCGAAGTTTCCATCTACCAAATTTCAGGTAACATTCCACAATATTTCCTTTTAAAGAAAAGTAGAAGAGCAATATCTGCTACTATAAATACAACAACTTTTTCTTTTGGAGCTCCAATTCCTTATCAAACAGTAAATATTCAAGATTCAAATATTATCAAAATATTAGATGTTACTGATTCTGACGGTAATAAATGGTATGAAGTAGATCATTTAGGTCAAGAAATGGTTTTTGATACTATAAAAAATTCTAATGTATATGACCCAAATGTAAACGGAGATACACCATATTTACTTCGCTTAAAAAAAGTAGCTCGACGTTTTGCAACTCGTTTTATATCTCTTTCAAACCTTCAACTCCAATTTGGATCCGGCAACCCAGCAAATGTAACTGAAGAAATTACCCCAAATGCTGATAATGTAGGTATTGGATTACCATTTGAACAAGATAAATTAACCACAGCTTATTCACCTACAAACTTTTTATTTACAGGAACGTATGGTATTTCTCCTTCAAGCACAGTATTAACCGTTAGATATTTAACTGGTGGTGGTGTTGGATCAAATATTTCTGCTAATACATTAATTACTTTAAATAGAGATAATGTTAAATTTAATAATGTTAACTTAAATTCTACTACTGCTAATTATGTATTTAATTCTTTAGCTGCTAATAATATTAATGCAGCTTCAGGAGGTAGAGGAGGTGATACACTAGAAGAAATTCGCCAAAATACTTTAGCACTAGTTTCTTCTCAAAAACGCTCAGTTACCGCAGATGATTATTTAGTTCGTGCTTTAAGTATGCCTTCTGATTATGGTGCTGTATCTAAAGCATATATTGAACAACCTAAATTAACAGATAATCAAGTTTCAACAATTGAAACTCTTAATTTATATGTTTTATCTTTAAACCCACAAGGTCAATTAAATGTGGCTACAGATGATTTAAAAAATAATTTACGTACTTATATGTCTCAATATAGAATGATTGGAGATAATATTGAAATTAGAGATGCGTTTATTATTAATATTGGAGTTGATTTTGAAATTATAGTTTTACCTGAATACAATAACAATGAAGTGTTACTAGCATGTATTGCTGCTCTACAAACTTACTTCAGTATAAATAATTGGCAAATTAATCAACCAATTTTAATTCGTGACTTATATATCCTTCTAGATAAAATTTCAGGAGTTCAATCTGTAAAGAATGTTTCTATATCAAATAAAGCAGGAACAACTTCAGGATATTCACAATATGCTTATGATATAGCAGGAGCAACTCAAAACCAAGTAATTTATCCTTCACTAGATCCAAGTATTTTTGAAGTAAAATACCCTGATACTGATATTAAAGGTAAAGTAGTTCCTTTATAACGCCATATTTATAATAAAATATATAAATGGCCGTATATAAATTATTTCCTACTCAAGACGCCACTCTATATTCTGCTTACCCTACAATGAATACAGGGTTAGATGCTATTTTAGAAGTATCTAATCAATTAGGTTTAAATGGGACCCCTGATATAGCTAGATATCTTATTCAATTTGATACTAACGAAATTCAAGATGTTATTAATAATAAAATAGCAGGAAATAGTTCTAGCATTTATCTTAAAAATTTTATTGCCGAAGCTCAAGGTATTAATCAAAATACCAAATTAGAAATTCGTGCTGTTGCCCAAGAATGGAATAATGGAAATGGATATACTTTAGATTCTCCTATTGTTGAAGATGGAGTATCTTGGAGCTATACCCTTTACTCAGGTTCAGGAGTTTGGTCAATGAATGGATCCAATTCAGGTGGTACATATACTGGTTCATATAGTTCATCCTATGCTAGTCAAGGAGGAGGAAATTGGTATACGTCTTCTACTTATTTAGCTACTGAATCATTTGCTTTACGAAATGTAAAAGATATTGAAGTTAATACTACAAATATTGTAAATGCTTGGTATAGTTCTTCACTTCCAAACTATGGGTTTATAGTTAAACTTACAGGATCTTTAGAATTTAACCCAAGCGAATATGTTCAACCTATATTTAAATTTTATAGTGTTGATACAAATACAATTTATCCTCCAACTCTAGAATTTAGATGGAGAGACTACTCAACAGTATTAACTGGATCAGCTACTGGAAGTATAGTTTCAACTTCTAATATTAAAATGTCCCTTGCTGAAAACCCAGGTGTTTTCTTCCCTGAAAGTATAAACAGATTTTATGTAAATGTAAGCCCTTTATACCCAGCAAGAGCGTATCAAACATCTTCTTTATATACTAATTTAAATTATTTACCAACTGCTTCGTATTATGCCATAAAAGACTTGGATACCAACGAGTACGTTGTTAACTTCGACGACAATTATACTCAAATTAGTTCCGATTCAACCGGTAATTATTTTGATGTTTATATGAGTGGTTTAGAACCTGAAAGATATTATAAAATTCTTATTAAATCTACAATTCAAGGTTCTACTATAATTTATGATGATAGCTATTACTTTAAAGTTATTAACGGATGAGTGAAAGCATAAATTTACAAAAACAAGTATATGATAAAAGACAGTATACTAAAGTTATAGATACTTCTTTTAAAGAATTAGGTGTTCAAACTATTCAAGAAAGAATAGCAGAACAACCTACTACTGAAGAGTTCTTTGCCCTTTACAATGAGCTTTTTTATAATATACCTGAATTAGGTGAAACTAATTCACATGAATATTTAATCAAAACAAGTAGTGAATATATTAATTTTGAAGCAAATCAAGAAGAAATAGCAGCTTTACAAGCTGAGATTGCTCAATTAAGGACAGATTTACTTGATGCTCAAAAACAAGTAGTAGAATTACAAACAGGAACAACATTAGCTAACCCGCAATAATGGCAGCAGAAATTGTACAAATAGATACTCAAGACTTTACTTCACAAAATTACGGAGGTCAAGATACAAATTTAATATCTTCATTTGATATAAATACTTCTTTATCATCTGGAAGTTATATTGAGTATTTTATATATGATAATAATAGAAATTTACTTTCTACAAATTATAATTTTTCTCAATATACTGTTTTAGCTGATGGACAGTCTGCTGGATTAGATAATAGTGTTTCTCAAATTATAATTGATCCTGAAAAATCATTAATTAATAGTGGCTTTGATCAAGGAGAATATATTACCTATTTTAATTTTTTTAACAAACAAATAGGCTCAGAACTTCAACAACTTTTTATAACTGAAATATCCTCAGATCGTACTGAA